TAATACGGATACGGGCGAGATTTATACGCAAGATGTCGACGCTTTGTTGGCGAGATTGTCCGAGATAAATAAGCGATAATAGGAGGCAGTAACCGTTTACGGTCACTACGTATCAACCGTTTACGGTCACTACGTATCAACCGTTTACGGTCACTACGTATCAACCGTTTACGGTCGACTAAAGATAGCAAACGTAAAGATACTGAATATAAAGATAACAAATAAAGATACCGACTCGAGCTAAAGCTCTCGTCGGGATCAATCATATAAAAGCTTAGACGGCTTATAAGTATATAACGTAATAGACGTATATAACGGATATATCTATCGGATATATTGAGCTGATACTATAAGTATCTAAGGAATATATGGAGTACATACCTTATCGGAGATATTACATATCTGTATAGGTATGGTCGGAGATATATAATCCCCTTCAAAATTAAAATAAAAGTTTCCCCTTTGCGGCGCCTATACGCCCATAAACGCCTTCCCTAGCGTAGATACTATCGTGCGAGATATCGGACGCATAGTATTCGGAAATAAAACGATATAAAGGAGGTTTGTATACGGATGAGTAGACGTAGATTGAACGAGAAACAATGGGCAGCGATCGCGTTATTAGCGCAGCCTAAGCGTGGCGGAATGACGTACAAGCAGATAGCCGAAGAAGTTGGCGTATCGGAGCAGACGCTTCATAACTGGCGTAAGCTCGATCATTTTAACGAAGAAGTAAAGAAGCAGGTATTACGTAATTCTATCGATAGGCTTCCGGAAATATTCGATTCAGTGCCGGAACATATTATCAAAGACGGTAATGCTGCGATGTTTAGGACGTTATTGCAATCGCTAGGAATGTTAACGGAAAAGGTCGAGGTCGAGAACAAGACGGGTGAATCCGATATTGACTCGATTAAGGCTGAGATTGAGCGTATGAAGGGACGAAGTGATGGTGAGGATTAAAGGCGGGTGTTTTTCCGGTAATATAATGTAGGGATTATTTTAGCGCGGTTTAGTGCGCTTGAGTAGGCTGATAATTTCATCAGCCGAAGCCCTCCGACAGACAGCCACCAAAACATTTCGGAATTGCTAGCTGCATAAAACTGTATCAATGATAGCGATTATAACAGAGAATAAGAACGTTGATTTGACGCGGTTTCTTCGGAATGTATAATATACGGCGGAGTTTCGACGGAGTTCGAACGATAAAAACCTTGATTTGACGCGGTTTTGAACGAAGGTTGAATGTAACATAATCCGAAAGTGTTACATTCGATATGCGACCGTATGAATAAATATAAGCGGATAACTGGGCGGAAAAGCGGGCGGAAATAAGAGGGGGCGGGGAGGGTAAAGTTGATTAGCCGCCACCATACGCCTTTTACAATTCCGCAACGGAAAATCACTTTGGCTTTTCGGAAAGGGGATACGAAAACACTTGCAGACTAAACGCAAACACGACGAAATAGAGGCGATGTATCGAGACGGAAGCACAACGAAGGAAATCGCTAATAGATTCGATATGACCTCGCGAGGCGTCCTCTACGTCTTACATAAACGGAATGTTCCGATAAAAGGAAAAAGACGAACAGGAGGGCGAAGAGTCGACGTTGATTTCTTTAAGACGTGGACAAACGAAATGGCCTACGTATTAGGGTTCGTATTTACTGACGGAAATGTGTATGGAAATACGCTTTCAATAGCGCAGAATGAGCGATATATCCTCGAAGAAATCAACCGCGTTATGGATTCGAATTTCGAAATACGACGAAGACCAAACGGCAAGAACGATATTCATGTGTTGGCAATAACGAGAAAAGAGATAATAGACGATTTGAAACGGTTAGGAATATCGGAAGGTAAATCACGGATAATGGAATTTCCCGAAGTACCGGCGCAATTCCTTCCACATTTTATTCGAGGTGTAATCGACGGCGACGGTTGGGTACAGGATCGAGGATACGTAATGAACGTTACTAATGCGTCTAAGAATTTCTCGGAATCGCTTCATGACGTATTTAATACGCGAGGACTAAACGGTAGGATTACCGAACAAAATAACGCCTACCGCGTTTGGGTGAGCGGTAAGCAAGACGTTATAAACTTGGCGGAATGGATTTACAAGGACTGCGGAGATTTATATTTGCGGAGGAAGTTCGAAAGGTTTTACGTAAATAAAAAGACGCCGAAGCAAAGCCCGGCGTCATAAACACAAATTCTCATAAACTTCGTCAATTTGTTCGGATTCAATTCCGATATATCTTAACGTTTCTTTTTGCGACGAATGATTTAATACTCGCATAAGCGTCGGTAAATCTACGCCGGATTTATACGCATGATACGCGGCAGTCTTACGCATTGAGTGCGTGCCGAAACGGATATTACCGAGACCAGCCCGTTTCGCTGCGTCATTAAGTATGCGCCATGCTTGAACGCGAGTTATCGGATTGTTACCTTTACGGCTCGGAAATAACCAATCGTTATAATCGGCTTTTTTGTCTACGAGCTTATTAACGGCATTTTTCACGGATTTATTAATTTTTATACGTTTTAGCTTGCCGGTTTTTTGTTCGCGAAGCTCGATATAATCGCCGGACACGTCGCCGACGCGCAAGTTTAATATATCGCTTATTCTTAGCGTTGTGTTTATGCCAATGATAAAGAGAAGTAAATCCCGTCCATGTAATGCGTTTTTAATACGCTCAATATCTCGTTTAGATTTTAACGGCTGAACGGCTTTCGACATACAATCACACTCCTTATTTCGTTAAATTTATTATAAACGAAAATGCGACGAAATTCAAGCGATAATATAACGCTAAATAAGCCGTTTTAAACGATTATATTTCCTGCGAATGTATTTATACTAGATGATATTAAAAACGCCTAGAAACCGTCTAAAAACGACGAATACGAGCTATTACGGAAAGGAGGTCGATATTATCGCATGGATAGACGGACGATGGTTAAACGATGACGAGCGCGCGGAACAATTACGAATATATGACGAATATTACAACGAAGTAATATTCCCGACATATGGCGATGATCCGTCGAATTGGCCTATCGAAGCGGTTGAGCGTTGGACGACGTATAGTCGACTAGAGCGGGTTCATCGATGTATGGGCGACCTTCTCGAATATGTTATCGAATATTTCTCGGAAGCACGTAATCCGGGCAATCCTGGTAACTGGGACGGATTTGATTTAGCTCGCAAAGAAGATGCAGCGGAATTTCACCGCGAAATTACCGATATGATGAACCGTGTGTCAAACGTCGATACCAACGCAAAGGTAGCCGTAGCAGCGCCGCGTGGTCATGCGAAAAGTTCGTACTTATCGAAAGCCTTTCCGATGCATGAGCTTTTATATCGTCGCAGGCGCTATTTATTACTTATCTCGGAAACGCCGAAGGTAGCGAAGGCCAACCTCGACTGGATTCGGGATCAAATTAAGTATAACCGGAAATTGCGCGAAGATTTCGGCGAGCTTTTATCCGAAAAAGATAAGGCTAATATTCAAGATAATAACGAGGGCTTTATCGCATGGGAAAAGCGAGACGAATCACGATATCAAGTTGCTTTACTCGAATCAGCTTCCGTCGGTGGAGCGATAAGAGGACGCAACTGGAACGGTATGCGTCCGGATTTAATCGTGTTGGACGACCTAGAGGATGTAAGGCCTGGCGGAAATGCTTCAACGCCGGAGCAACGAGCATCCCTCCGTGATTGGTTTACACAATCGGTTATACCGCTCGGCGACCCGAAAGGAAAGCGTACGGCGTTCGTATATATGGGAACAACGGTACACTTCGATTCATTACTAATGTACGTGCTTCACGATCGCGCTGATTTCGAATCGAAAATATATCGAGCTATAATTAGCGAGCCGAAGCGTATGGACCTTTGGGAAGAATGTCGCCAAATATATATCGATCGCGAAAATAAGAATCGTTATCAAGACGCAAAAGCGTTTTATGAACGGAATAAAGCCGAAATGGATAGAGGTGCAAAAGTACTATGGGAAGAAGGTAAATCACTTTGGGATTTAATGACGTGGAAATGGGATAACGGATCAAAGGCGTTCAATACTGAGTATATGAATAATCCTATTGACGAAGAATCGATGATATTCAATCCGGAAGACTTCACATATTGGGACGACGCCAATCCGACGAAAGAATTTCCGCACCGCGAATATATCATTTCGATGGGCATAGACATGGCCCTCGGAAAAGAACGTGGCGACTACTCTGCGATTTCCGTCGTAGCGAAGCACAAAGAAAACGAAATAGCTTATGTAGTCGATTCTTACGGCGACCGAATAAAAGTCGATGAATTTATCGAAGTGGTCGTCGATAAGGTTCTCGAATGGCAGCCGGACGTAGTAGCGGTCGAGAGTGTTGCCGCACAGGAATTTTTCGCCGACGTATTAAAAGCCGAACTTGCTAATGCTGGATACCCAGCTTATACGCGTTTGAAAAAGATATACTCGCGAAGCCGTAAGGAACTGCGAATCGAGGCTATGTTACCGATGATAGAAAACGAATCACTTCAATTTTCGCGGAAACATTCGCTATTACTCGAACAGTTCGAACGCTACGGGCAAGGTGCGGCCGACGATTTACCGGATAGTTTGGAAATGGCAGTAAGTGCTACGAATGAAGGTGAAACGATAGTGAGAACGGTTAAACGTATGAACCGCTGGTAATACAATCACAAACGGAAAGGAGGACGATACATTGACGAAGTTTTTTGCAGACCGGCATATCATGTCGCCGGACGATATGGACGCGCTTATCTTTAATGCTTATCGGCAAGCGCTTGGCAAAGAAACCGCCGAACGCATTTCGAGGCAACTTGATAACTATGACTACTACGCCGGTAAACAGCATCGCGACGAATATGGTCGTCTTGTTAAAGCGGACGAGTTGCCACGACCGCCCGGCTTAGACTACGATCCGACCAAGTACGCGACCAACTATTTTAAGGCGATTGTAGACCGCAAAGCTCGTTGGCAAATGGGCGGTAAGCACGGCATAAGCGTACCTCGCCGTCAAATAGACCCGATAGAGGAAGTGCTTGCGGACGATTACGAGCCGAGCGAGGCGCAGCGGAAAGAGAACGAGCGTGCCGAAAATTATGAGCGCCTACTTTATCAATTGTGGGACGAAAACAAGATGCGGGCTAAACTCGTACAGGCGGCAAGGGATAGGCTTATCGCCGACCGAGTTGTTTGCGTCATATCCTACAACGACAGGACGGGCAAGCTACGCTGGATATTCCGTCCGGACTACGAGTATATACCGATTTATTCGGAGGACGATTACGAGGACTTAATCGGCGCCAACCTCGTTAAACCGGTTGAGTACGAAGTTAACGGCGAAGAAGTGCCGGCTTTACGAATACAAAAATATTCGCTAGATGACGCGGGCAATGCCTATATCGAAGAAGCCATATATCGTGAGAGCGATTTGGAACTACTCGAAACGATTCAGGAAAAAGCGCCACTAGGACTAGACTTCTTACCGATACAGGAATTTCCGGTAAACGAGCTTATTACGCAGACACTAGGCGAGTCGGAAATATCGGCATTGCGTGAACAAAACGACATACTCAATCAGATGAATGAGGATGCAATAGACTCGCTTAAATTTGAAATGTTCGAGATTTTAGCGGTAACCAATGCCGCGCCGGGGGCTACCGACAACTTGCAAGTAGCGCCGGGATCTGTCGTAGAAATACAATCGCAAGGCGATACCAAGGCCGCAGACATTAAGCGGGTTAGTGGTAGTTTCGGTTGGAAAGAGGCGTTTAAAGACCAATACGCGCGAGTTAAAGGCGCAATGCATGAGATTAGCGGATTACCTCAAATCGTACCGCAGGAGCTTAATTTCGGAGGTTTAAACGGTGAAGCATTACAAGTCCTATTTCACGACATTATCACGGACACCGAAGAACATTGGCTTTCGTGGGGCTATAACTTAGCGGAATTGCACGAGAAGTCGATACGCTACTTGCAGGCGAGAATCAACCGCCCATCATTTAGCTATGACCGCGATGTTGTTAAGGCTATCGGAAATGATTACGCTAATGAGATGCGTTTTCAATTGCCATTGCCGGACAATAGACGTGAGCTTGTCGAATTGCTCGACCTTGAAGTCGCAGCAGGCTTTGAATCAAATAAGGGCGCTATGGAGCGCTTGGGCGTTGAGAACGTGCAGGCTAAGCTACAAGAAATCGAAAGCGAGCGTAACAAGCGGCGTTTTAATAGCGCAGCTAGTTACGGAGATGTTGACGTTTTTGAACAAGAAAATACATCGTCGCAGGACGTAAAAACTGAGGAGGAATAACGTATGGATAAGGAAAAACAAACGAATATCAAAGAGCAAGAAGCAAGCGCGACGGACGCGTCGTTAAACACGGCAGAGCAGACAGAGCAAGACGATAAAGGAGGCGAGGACAAGCGAATACCTTACGAACGATTTAAGCAGAAGGTTGACGAAGTTAATCAGCTAAAAGAAAAGCTAGCGCAAATCGAAGAAGAGCAGGCGCAAGCTAAGCGTCAAGAACTCGAGGAACAGAAGCGTTATAAAGAGCTTTATGAACAAGCCGTCCAAGAAAAGGAACAGGCTCGTAAAGAGGCGTTGTCCTTGCGCAAGATGGGCGAGCTTAGGCAAGCAGGATATAGCGAAGAGCAGGCGAAACTTCTCGTTAAACTTGTCGACGGAGAGGACGACGAGGCGATTAAATCATCTATTGAGCAGATTAAGACTACCGTGCCTATTACGGATAATTATGCCGACCCTAGCACGTTTAACGGGCGGGCAGCGAAGCCTAAGACGGTTGATGCGGAAGAATTAGGAAGAAACGCGGTAAGTCGCGTATTACACAAAATTAAATTATAAGGAGAGATTGCGAATGGTTTACGGTCCGATTTTT